ACGGCCCACTGGAACACGCCAGTATCACATTTGCTGTTGGCTATTTCCCTCACTCGGTAATCCAACAAGCTCGGACTCACAGGGTGGGCACCAGCTGGGACGTTCAGTCCATGCGCTACACCGGCCAGCGAATCGCTGCTGTGGCTGAGGGCATTGTCGATGTCGAGGAAGTTTTTTACCTGCGACCTGTTGGTGATTACACCAATCGCCAGGGCAAGCGATACACATACGACGAGCGGCTACGGGCCAAGGATCTGCAGCACTGCGAGGATTCAGCCCGGCGTTACAAGGAAGCTCTTGATGCTGGCATATCAGAGGAGCACGCTAGAGGAGTGCTGCCGTTTGATTACCGACAGCATTTTGTCGTAACGTTCAACCTGCGCAGCCTTATGCACTTCCTCGACCTGCGGGGCAAGGCGGATGCGCAGATAGAAATTCATCAGATGTGCCAGTTGATGATGCCGCATTTCGCAGAGTGGATCGCGCCAGTTCACGACTGGTACACAAAAAATCGCTGGGGCAAAGCTCGTTTAGCGCCATGACAAAAGAATCACGCCATGACCACGGAGTACCTTTCAGCATGCATCCAGCACTAAATCCACATGAGCAGCAAGCCCGCGCTGACTACATCCACCGCCTTTACATCAACAGCGGGCGTACCAACGGCCTTTACACCGGGCTCTATCAAGAACGCATCCGGTATTTAGTCGCCATCGACCAGGCAGAGCATGCAGCCGCGTCCTCTAGCAGTAAATAAACCCCACCGGTGCCTCATAAAAGGCCGAGGCACCATCGAAGTCTTTACCACCGAGGACGGCAATACTTGTTACCTAAGCTGCGCTGTCGGTATGTGCCGCTATTCCACCAACCTGCATCAAGCAGGGATCTACCTGGATCAGATGTTGCCTACTTCATAATAAGCCGTACTCTTACCTGTTAGTCTGAACCTGTCTGAACACAATAGAAGCTTCGTGGTAGATCGTGTCTATGGCCCCGACGGACTGAATGAACGGCAGCGCATCGCCGCTAACTACCTTGCTCGGGGCACCACCATCCGCGAGACAGCTCGCAAGATCGGTGTCAGCGAGAAATCGATCTACACCTGGCGTCAGCGAGCCCCAGTCCAGCAGGCCATCTCGCGCATCCAACAAGACATGCTTTCCGAGACCGGTGGCATGAACATCAGCACGATCCCTGACGCCATCAACATGCTGGACGCCATCATTAACGACGAAAACGCCCGGGCAGCTGATCGCATCGCGGCGGCTCGGACCCTGATGAGTGGAGCACAGGCTTATCAGGAACGTCGGATCCTCGAGCGTCAGATCCAGGATCTGGAGCGCCAGCTACTTCGCCTCACGGCGTACAACGACTCCGACGGACTCGAGCTCGTTTCCGAGACTGACGACGCCATTGACATCTGATGGCTTCTGTTTCTGCCCTCCGCAAGCGTGTAGAACGACTGCAGACAGAGCTGGAGCGACGTAAAGCGCGGGCTGCCAATTACGAGTCTGGTGTAGCCTCCACGTTGCCCACAGTCGCAAACTGGCCTGATTTCGCGCGCCGCACCTGGATTCGCACCAGCGGGACGGTGGCACCTTTTGACCCGTACGTGTACCAGGAAGATCTGGTCCGGTCCATCAACGCAAACCCCAATACACTCGTCAACAAGTCACGCCAGACCGGTGTTTCCGAAACTGTCTGCAATTACCTGCTCGACCGCGCGCTGACAGAACGAGGCTTCGCCGCGGTTGTCTTCAGCAAGACGCAGACGGACGCCTCCGAGCTCGGTCGACGTGTGCGTGCAATGGCGAACAGCCTGCGGGGCGAGACCATTCGCTACCTCACTGATAGCACTACACAGTTAGCGTTTGAAGGCCGGGGTACGCTGTATTTCCTGCCGGCCTCACCCCGCGCTGCCCGGGGCATCCCGAGCTGCTCCGTCCTGTTTATGGATGAGGCCGCCTTTCTTGAGGGCGCTGCAGAGATCTACCGCGGCGCCATGCCCACACTCTCCATGGTGGGTGACGCCGCCAAGGTGATCGTGGTCTCCACGCCCGACACCGAACAGGACTGGTTTGGCCAGCTCTGGCACACCGACGAAGGTAACTGGAACAAGGTCACCATTCACTACTCGCAGCACCCGATCTACGGGGCTGACCCCAGCTGGGCGCGTAAGACTCGTGAGTCTCGCCGCATGACCACGGCGGCATGGAACTCCGAGTACGAGCTTCAGTTTGGGGCCACTGATACCCAGATCTACCCCAATGAGCTGATTAATAAAGCCGCGAGGGGTCACTGGCGCGAGTGTGGGTCGATTAACCGTAGTTATGTCATAGGAATTGATCCCAATGCCGGAGGGAACGACTATTTCGTAGCAATGGTGATGGACATAACGTCCACGCCCTACGAGATCGTTGGTATGTACCGAGAGAATGGCAAGAGCACTGATTACAGCTTGAAGCATGTAAGTGAGCTAATAAAGGATTATATGCCTCAACGTGTAATTGTCGAGAAACAAGCGATGGGTGCTGTTATAGCTGAAGCATTGCAGCACATATTACCTAATTACGCCATTGAGACTTTCAATACGAGCAGGGCGTCCAAAACCGTAGCCACAGATCGCATTCTTTATATCCTCGAGCGCGATGAGCTGATCTTTCCCTCGGGCATTATTGCAGACGAGCTACGAGCGTTTCAACAGCAGGAGAACGGTGCTCGGCAGGCTGCTAGTGGAGCGCACGACGACACTGTGATGGCGCTGGCGTTTGCTTGCTCTTTAATTCCAGACACTCCAGCTACAGCAGGTTTCTTCGACAACATTTAGACCGTAGCCCAGTCTTGAGTCTCTGTATTTAACCAAACCTGGATTGCGTGCTCTCTGTATGGAGACCACCATTTCTGTTGTCTGAACCAATGGCGCCAGTCGCCTTCGCTTCCTTTTGCTTGGTTGCAGCAGATGCAGCAGCACACAAGGTTGTGCCTGTCGGTAGGCCCGCCTCGACTCCGAGGGCGCACATGGTCCAGCGTGTCTCCTGGGCGACCGCAATAAGCACAAAGGGACCCCCAGCTATTGAGGATCCCTTCGCGAAATTGCTGCTTGGCTTGCCGCTTGGTTAGGAGACTCGACCCATCGATTTGATGGTCAACCATTCCTTTTTGGGTGGCTTAATCAGTTTAACTGTCTGAACCGTAGTGCACGCCTAGAAGTCAGTTACCAGATACCAATCTGCATTACCAGATCCAGCTGCGTGTTACCAGATACTCAAGTCAGTTACCGGAGCAATCTGTATCTGGTAACAGTAGCGCTAGGATCAACACAGCTCCCTTGAGCCCTTCATTCCATGGCCAATTCAACATCAGAAGACTACCGGAATGATGGTGCGTTAATTAATGCACTTACAGGTTTAGGCGTAGCTAAGAAAGACAAAACAGTTAGCACAAACGTACGCTTTAACACGCTTCTTACTGAAGCTGAACTCGAATCTCTATACACCAGTGGCATCCCACGTCGCTACGTTGATGCCATCAGTGACGAGATCCTGCGTCATGTACCTACCATCTCTTTAGGTGGGGACGCAGCGGCCGATAGTGCTGACTTGCGCGCCTCGTTTAATCAATATCTCCAGACAACACAGTTTCACTTCGCACTTTCTGAGGTTGTTAAGCTGCAACGCCTTTATGGAGGCGCCGGCCTGGTCCTGCTCGTCGATGACGGTGGGCAGCCTGAGGACCCGGTCGAAAACAAGCGCATCCGCGGAGTGCGCGGGTATATCCCGCTTTCGCGGCACGAACTGATCCCCGAAGACTTCTCCATTACGGACTACTCCCGTCCTTCGCACTACCGGATCACCACCAGTCAGCGCATCACGCCAGAGCAGACCAGCGGCTACGTCAATATTCGCGTGCACAGCTCTCGCGTAGCCCGCTTCGACGGCCTGTACCTGCCATGGAACATGCGCTCCCGCAACACAGGGTGGGGACAGTCTGTGTTGCAGCTGATCTGGGAATCATTCAAACGCTATGAGACCGCAATATCAGGCCTCGAGGCTATGACGTCGGATGCCGACCTGTTCGTACACAAGATCCCCGGGCTTTTCAACCGTATCGCCGCTGGCCACGAAAGCGACCTGCGCAAACGTCTGGAGGCCAACAGCCTCAGCCGTAGCCTCTATGGCGGCATGGTGGTCGACACCGAAGAGGAACTGAGCTTCCTCAACCGAGCACTGAGCAATATCGCTACGGCTACGGACCCCTTCGTGAAGGATCTGCAGGCTTCCACGGGTTGGCCGGCTTCCATCCTGATGGGCGACAGCCCTGGTGGCTTGGGTAAGGAAGGCCGCTTCGAGGAGCGCATGTGGGCCTCATTGGTGGAGCAGTGGCAAGAGGTTTACTGCCGCACGCCTATCACAGAAGTCTTCAATTACATCCTGGCCTCGAGCGAAGGACCAACCCGAGGCCGTGTCCCCGAGTCCTGGTCGGTCCAGTTTCCCTCGATCTTTACGCAGACCGACAAGGAGAAGGCCGAGCTGAGACAGCTCACGGCAGCTTCCGACATTCAGTACCTGCAATATGGGGTGCTCAACGCTCTAGAGGTCCGTGAGTCCCGCTTCAGCGGCACAGATTACAGCATCGATACAAAACTCAATGAAGTGATCACCGAGCGGCTCGCTATCTCCGCGGACGCTCAATTCCAATCGCAGATGGCCGGCTACCAAGCGCAGAAGCAAGCGGTGCAGCCAGCTGAAGCCGCAGCTGAGCGGCCGACAGCTTCCGAGGACGGGGAGCAAGGCATCTTGCCGCCCAACCGCGGGGAGCAAGGCATCTTGCCGCCCAACCGCGGGGACACGCACTTCGATTCCGCTGAAGGACTCCGCATTCGTATCACCCATCGTGTTGATGATGTCGTCGCTGGCCCGCTTGTCGGCCCTGACGGGCAGCGCATCGATAGTGGCTCTGCAGCTCCGATCCTGATCATTGGACCCCACCGCACTCGAGCACGGAAGCTTTACCGAGCGCGCTTCAGCCTTGATAGTGCTATTACGGACGGCCCTTACACCACAGGATTCAACGCACTCCGCGCTGCAAGGGCTGCGGTGCAGAAACTGTTTCCCGGGCAGAATGTAGTAGGGCTTTCACCGGTGCCCGATAACGAGGCCGATGCTTTCCGGGCCTACAACGAAGGGTACTGATCGATGACACAACCCAACATCACACCTCAAGGTTTTCGCACCGCGGCGTACCTGGAAACCAAGGCCCGGATGGATGCTGCGCGGAGCCGCTCTGGCAAGACTAGACGTCAGGTGACGTGCACACCGCCCAATGTGAAGTGTGGTGGCCGGTGCATTCCTCCAAACTGGGATTGCCGGTTAAAAGGTAAAGGCCCGGATTCACATCTCAGGGCAGTTCGTACAGATCCAATTAGTGGGTTGGCCAACATTGAGCGTGGGGTTAAGCGTATATCTAAAGGTGTGCGTAAAGGGAGCTTTTCTGAGATCGAAGGTGGCAAGCGTGCCATCGTTCGCGGGGTTGTGAAAGCCACTCCTGGTGACATCCAACGCAAGAAGAAACTGCAGGCTGATCTTGAGCGTCGTGCTGGAGGAATCGCTGCTGGTCTTGCAGTTGTTGGCTTTGGTTTATTCAGCCACAATCAACTGAAGCGAGCATCCTTCTACCGAGATGGAGTGGGTCGACAGATCGATGACGCGGTAGCGGCTGGGATTAATCGTGTACTGGATGCAACTCCTGTAATTCGTAGAGCGAGGGCAGAGCGACGTGCTGCTGGTAGTTCTGCTGCCGGTGAGGTAGTAGCTAGAGCAGCAGGAGAAGCGGCTAGAGGCCCTGAGGCTATGCGAGGTGCCTTACTTAGTACGCCTACTCAGCTAGAACGTCGCGCAACAGAGTATGGAAATGCAAAAGTACTAGAGAATAAGATAAAAGCGTTAGATATTGAAGCTAAAGAGTTGAATATGAATGCTTCTACGTGGAGGCAGAAAAACCTAGAAACTTTTTGGGGAGCTACTCGTACTAACGCGGGGGGCGCAGGTGATGGAAGTACTTTTTCCGAGCCAGCTACAAATCAGTATTTATCTCGTCAGTTTGGCTTTAAACTTAAAAAAGGTGATGATGCTACAGCTGTACGGCGCTCTGTTGCTACTGCACTAAACCGTGAAGCGTTTAACTTACAAGCGTTAGCGCGACAAGAAGGTGTAAATCTTAAAGATGCTGATTCTCGCAATGCGTTTTTAAATCGGGTTGTAGGACCTGGCACAGCTAATTTCTCCGATGAGGCCCGAGCGCGTGCAGTCAGCAACCTCGACAGGATTATCGGAGATGCCCCCAGAGGTCGATCGACTGCAGTCAGCCGTAAGCAGCTTGCAGACACGTTTTACAGAGATACTCGTGATGGTTTTGACCGATATTTCGGAAGAATCGCTGATGAAGTTCGTCAACCTGCGGGTGCCGCGCTTTCAGCTGAGGCACGCAAAGCTGGTTACAGCGAGCTGTTGACTAGCGCACGTATCGGGCAATCGCGCTATTTAGCCAAGAGCTTGAACAAGCCTGAAGCAGTCGGAACCAAGATGGGGCAGGGCCTTAGTGATCTGGTAGCTAAGGAGTACTACTCCAGCAAGGTCATTGGTAGCCCTACGTTCACAGCCACAGATCGAGAGATCCGGCTCGCAGCATCCGAGCTCTCAGGGCGCAGCTTCAGCACTACAGCTCCTGCGGCTGACTATTTGCGGAGCAATGGCTTTGAACGTTTGACCACTCTGCGAGGCTCTCAAACCCGAGTCCGGTCAAGCACACCTTCACCAGAGAAGCCAGACCGCCCCGCTCGTCGGCGCTCTAATGCTCAGCGTATTGCTGATTTGATGCGACAGAAGAACAAGGATGGGACACCTCGGTACGCCACGCGTGAAGCTGCCGAGGCCGCTTTGAAGCGCATGCGGAAAGATGAGCTACAACAAGCGCGCATTGATGCGTACTTAGCTGTAAGGGCGGACTTGCGGGGAAAGCCCTGTGGGGCCTCGCACATTCCGAAGGCGCATGAGTGTACGAAGGCTGAGGGGCGGACTATTAATAAAAAAGCAGTTGCAGCCGTGCTTGCAGTCGGAGTCACAGCTGCTACAGGAGCTTACGTTATTCAAGACATGAAACGTGTAACTAAAGAGCCTAATATGTTTAAGGCTACTCCTTCTATTCGTACTACAGCTAGAGCTGCTAAAAAAGAGTTTAATACCAAGAAAAGCGGGACTGCTATGGGTAACTACTACACAAAAAAGTCAGGACTTAAGCCGGGTGATGTAGTGTATTACCGTAATGAAAAAGACCCAGCTGCGCACTTTGGTATTTACATCGGAGAAGGTAAAGACGGCAAAGTGCGTGCTGTTATGGCTAACACAAACGAAAAGCGTGCTGGTTTTGTTGATGTAATGGAAATTGGCACTACAAAACCTGACTCAAACGAAGCAGCTCAATTTTTGTTCCCCGTTTTACAAAAAGCACCTACATTGAAAGGTGTTACCGCTCGCACTAACGAAGAGACTGTCCGCCGAGCCCTGCGTGCTGTTGGTACTGACTACAAATTTTCTCTTACACGAGACAACTGTGAAGTACTTGCTAATTCCATAGCTTATGACGCCCCGAGATCACAGCAGCTCGAGCGGTTCAAACGAGTTACGCGTCGTGTAGCGGACAGTACCATTGGTGCGAGACAACGTGCAGGCATGGCTGTGCGCCGTGCTCGCGGTCAACGCAAAACCAAGTCTCTAACTGCTTCTCAGATATTGGAGCGCCTTAGTAAAGACGATACCAGCTTTATTACGGAAGAAGGCAAAAAGCTAGCTCGTTCTCACTACAATCAGTTCTTTGACAGCAATACTAAATTCGACGCCGCAAGAGCTATGCCTGCTGGATTAATTACACCTGAAAAACTTTGGGATCGAATCAAAGATTATGACGACAGCAGAAAAGCTGTAACTATGCGCGATTATTTACTCGTACTGCGACTAGCTCTGGACACCTAATGCAACTCTTTGAGCGCTACAACGCCGCCCTCCGCCGCTCCGAGGACGTCACAGTCACTCAGCTCAATCGTATTCTCGACCGCAGCTTCAACCGTTTAATCCGCCGCACCCGCATCCAGATTCGCAGTGGCAAGCCTGCCGCGGATCGCAATGTGGCTCTGCTGCAAGAGTTTCGCCAGCTTGTGCCTGCGTTCAACCCGCAGCGTACGGACGCCTACGACCGAGTTCTACGTGGCCTGCTCCGTAGCTCCCACCAGAAGGGCATCGGCGTGGCGAGCGACTCCATGCGTGAGCTCACTCCCTCTCGCCGGCGCATCGACGTCTCGATCCCTATCGAAGCAACCGTCGCCGCCGCGGCCCAGTCAAAGGGATACCTCCGGCGTCACGGTCAGACCTTCGCAGAGACTGCCACCGAACTCGTTGCACAAGGTGTGGCAGAAGGTCGTCCTACGGATGCTATTACAAAGGATCTGCGTCTTCGGCTTGGTGTAGTCAAATCTCGCGCTGATGTTATTGCCCGCACAGAATCACTGCGTGCTTACAACAGCGCCAGCAGTCAGTATTACGCAGTGAATGGAATTGACTTAGTGATGTGGTACGCCACCAGTGATGACCGTACGTGTCCTATCTGTAATGCCCGCGCTGGTCGTATCTACAAGCGTGTCATTGCAAAAGCTCCTTGCCATCCGAGGTGTAGATGTTATCTAGCTCCCTGGGATCCCGAGATCGCAGCAATTGATGACACATACGCTGCGTTACCTCGGCGCCACCGTGAAGAAGTGACGAAAGTGGCAACTGTAGGCCCCGCTGATCTCAACAGAGCTGCAGTATTTGAGCAGTTAGCCCCGCAACCTTTTGATACGCAATAACACAAAGTAGCTATCCTGGAAAAGCCCATGTAAAGGCCGTTAGCATGCCTGCCGCCGCCCGCCGCTCCAAGCCAAAAGCCTACGAGAAGGGCATCCGCGAGGGCATGGCGATGGCCAAACGCTCCCGCGGTAATAAGCCTACTGAGGAAGAGGAGATGGACATGGGCATGAAGCCCGGCCACTCTCGTAAGCGGCGCAAACCGGCCGCCGACGGCTACGGCATGAAGAAGCCCATGGATGGCGACATGTATGGCAAGAAGCCCATGGATGCCGAGTGCGGCTGCGGTAAGAAAAAAGGCCGCAAGTGCGACGGCAGCTGCGGATCTATGCGTAAGCGCAGCGACTCCCTCACTCCGCAGGAATACCTGACCGCCTGTGAGATGGGTATCCAGGACCGCGGCGCGACCTACATCCGAGCTCGGTTGGACGTCGCTGAAGCTCGCAACGACCTGAAGTGCGGTAAAGGTGCCATTTCCGAGGGTGAGAAGTGTACTAAAGGCCCGGCGCAGAAGGTGCAAAGCGCTGGCGACATCAAGCGTGCCGGTAAGACACGCGAAAAGCGAATTGCGGCGGCCTACAAAGTTAAGAGAGCACAGGAACCAAGTGTCAGAGCAATTAAGCTAGCGGGTAAGAAACAAGAAGCCAGAATCTCTGCCACTCATAAAACCAAAATGGCTAAGCTTAAAGCTAGCGGAGCTACTAGACAAGAGCTGCGCGCAGCTAACATGAAGACAGCTACGCAGCTAGCTAAGAGCTACGACAAAACGTCTGCTCTGCTGAAATCACGCAAGCAGCGACTAAGAGAGTCGGATATGAAGACCGCAATGCAATTAGCACGGAGCTACGACAAAACATCCGCACAGCTCCGTGCCCGCAAGCGTCGCGACTCCATCTGGGCTGATGGCTTTGAATCATGACTCTGACTCCTGCTTCCTTACGTCTTGACCTCAAGTGTGGCAAAGGTGCCATTTCTGAGGGAGAGAAGTGCACTAAAGGTAACGCTACGAAAGTAGAGCCTAAGAAACCTACAAACAAAGCCATCCGTCAGATGGAGAGTAATTTAATTTCTAAAGCTGAAAAAACTGGCCAACCTATTAAAACTACTAAAGAGCAAGCAGCATTGCTGTTGCAGACACGTGGCACACAGACAAGAAGAGTCGCAAAACAAGCTCTAACAAAAGTAAAAAGTGGCGATTTAAAAACTGCGCTCAGGGAAAATAAAAACAGCAAAGACCCAGCAGCTGCATCTGTGAGTTCTTTAGCTCGCCGCGAATTACTAAATCGCCGAGTGCAAACAGGAGCTCGTCTTCTTGGGGGTGCTTTGGCTGTCGGGGCGGTTGCAGCGAGCTCGTTGGAGACTCGTAAGCGTGACAGTGTCTACGCCCAAGGATTCTCCGCTGATTCTGCTAATTACGACGTTTGAATCGTGGTCTTGACTCCCGCCACCCTCTACCTCGATGCGCAGGGCCGCCCCTGCGGCGCTAGTTATATCCCTGCGAATCACACCTGCTCTAAGAAAACCAGCATCGGCAAAAAAGCCGCCGTTGCTGCAGGTGTAGGTGTTGCGGCTTTAGGCATCGGAGCTTTGGCCTATGCCGGGCAACGCGGACGTATGCGGGTGCAACCTGTTCAAGTCCGAGTGCTGCAGCAAGCACCTCGCCCTCGACTAGCCGGTACTCCAGAGCGCACACGCCTTCCCGGTATTACACCCAAAGGCTTGCTTCCTCCCGCTCCCGAGCGCAAATCGAAGACACAGCGCATGCGGGAGAACACCGCCGCCTCCGTCCGCGCCGCCGAAACCAAGCTCGCGGAGACTTCTCGCGAAGAAGTGCGCCGCATCGGCCAGATTGGCAACACCATGGCCGCCGCCGGCGAAGCAGCAGGCAACCTCACCAAGACGACGATGCGCGAGATGCGCCTCCGCACCGAAGCCGCCCGCCGCCGATACGAGCCGGGCTACCGCGTCCCCGACCAGCGCCGCCTCCCCGAGGGTGTCCAATCGCGACTCACCCCGGGCAGCGTCACTCCGCAGCGCGAGCCGCTGCCGATCGACCCCCGCACCGGCCAGCCGCGCCGGCGCCGCCCCCGGGGCTTCGGTCGCCTCGATTCGGCCAGCAGAACCATATTTATCAACAAAAAGCTGCACGCTGCAGTCAAAGCAGAAGCCAAGCGCAAATTCAAGATTTACCCGAGCGCGTATGCCAACGCTTGGATGGTTCGCGAGTACAAACAGCGCGGTGGCACCTTCCGCAATGACGCGCTCGATAAGTGGTTCAAAGAAAAGTGGGTGCGCATGAGTAGCACTGGCCGGGTCCTCGGCCCCTGCGGTGATCGTTCCACGGGCGAAGGCAAGCCCAAATGCCTTCCCGCCTCAAAAGCTAAGGCGCTCTCCACATTGGAGCGCCGCCGCCTCGTTGCCCGCAAGCGACGCGAAGATCCCCGCAAGGAGCGCACCGGCGCTCCTGTCATGGTGAGCTCCAAGACTGACGTATGGGCTACCGGTTTCGACACCGAGGACGGCAAGAAATACAGCAAGAAGGTCCGCAACCCCACGACCGGCCGCACTCGTACTGTCCGCTACGGTGCCAAGGGGTACAAGATCGCCCCAGGCACTGCCAAAGGTGACCGCTACTGCGCCCGCAGCTTTGGCGATATGAAGTCCCACAACAAAAACTGCGCTGGCAAGGACCGCAATACACCGCTCTGCCTCTCGAGGACGAAATGGAAGTGCTCGGGGAAGACCAGCCGCCGCGATGAGGATTGACTAATGGGCCAACGCATTATTGACAATGACCGCTACGCGCTCGTTTGGGTGCGCAATGATGCTGAGCACCCGTTATCCGTACAAGGCGGCACCGGTACGGACGGAGATGCTTTTGGTCGTTTACGTATCAGTGCGCCCTTTACTCTGTTTGATAGCCAACACAGGTATCAAGAAAATGATAAGTGGGACACCGCAGTCAATGCAGGCGGTTCAACTACTTACGTCGCTAATGAAAGCTGCGTAAATTTAACAGTGCCGGTTACGTCCGGGGCCTACGTCTATCGCGAGACCAGGCGTGTGTTTCCTTACCAGACCGGTAAGTCGCTACTCGCTATG